TGATGAAGAAACATTATACCGAAGAACGTATGGCCCGTATTCTTGGTCCTGATAATGATATTGAATTAGTAAGCTTTACTGGATCTGATTTAAGTGGTGGAGAAGACATTAATATTATTCAAGGTTCTTCTCTTCCAGAAATGAAATCAGCGCAACAAGACCGCATTATGACTATGTGGGACAAAGGGGCAATTGTGAAGAAAGACGGTTCACCAGATACTCAGGGATTTTTAAAGCTCATGGGCATGGGCGATAGTAATGAATTGTTTGAAATGCAGCAGCTTGATGAAAACAAAGCAAAAATGGAAAACAAGCAGTTCGAGGAAATTGCACAGAATCCAGAGTCGTTACAAGCATTGCAACAATACAGCATGCAAGAGCAACAGTTTGAGGAGCAAGCCCAAGCGATGCAAGCGCAAGGTGTAGACCCCATGCAGGCTGGCATGCAACCTCCACAACTACCACTGGCGACACCGCAGGTGCGTGATTTTTATGACCATGAAGTGCATGTATATATTCATAATGCATTCCGAAAATCAAGCGTATATGATGAATTACTGCCTGAAGTGCAGCAGTTAGTTGATGACCATGTACAGCAACATATGGAGGCACTCAATGCGCCAATGGAAGCGGATAGAAGGCAGCAGATGGAACAAGAACAACACATGCAAGAAGAGCAGAAAGCTATGAAAGAACAAGACTTACAGTTACAACATCGTAAATTAGATATTGAAGAAAAGAAAGTAGAAAAACAAGTGCAGAAGGGTGGGAAATAAATGGATTTTGGGAAAGCGTTTGAAGAAGTGAAAAAAGGTAAGGGTATGCGATTACCACAATGGAGTAACGATGTAGTAATTCGCGCACAGTTCCCTGATGAACATAGCAAAATGACAGCTCCATATTTGTATGTAGAATCTCGTTTTGGTAGAGTTCCGTGGAAGGAAACGAACATTGAATTATTCGCTGAGAATTGGGAGGTTGTTGAATAATGAACTTCGGACAAGCAATTGAAGCAGTTAAAAAGGGAAATAAAATTGCACGTAAAGGTTGGAATGGTAAAGGTATGTTCGTTTATTATGTGCCTGCTGCATCATATCCACCAGCTACAGATATTATGAAAGAAGCATTTGGCGGAGAAAATGTCCCGTATCGTGCATATCTTGCATTGAAAACAGCCCAAAACGATGTTGCTACATGGTCTCCAAGTACTTCTGATACTTTAGCAGAAGATTGGATTGTTTTATAAGTCGCTACTAACAGCGGCTTTTTTCTATACAAAAATTTGGGCGTCGAATGTGGACTTGCGCCTACCCACGGGAGGAAAGAAAGATGTTACAACCATTTCGTTTACGTGTAGGTAATTTTCAATTCTTTAATGGTTTGGAAGGCGGTGGTGAGGTCGTAACGGAAACGGTACATCCTAGCGACTTAGGTGGGAAACTCACGCCCCCGCAAGATACAGGAGAAATAACAGAGCCAACTGGACAAATAGAAACACCACCCGGGCGACAATTGGAAGGTGGAGAAAATCAAGAAGGACAACCACCAGAAGGTATGGAACAATCACAAGCTTTTGCGAAGAGATTACAAGAACGTACACAAGCGGCTCTTATGGAAGAACGTCAGCGTTGGGAGCAAGAAGTGTCTGAGCGATATGGTAACTATGACACATATGACCGTGCGATGAACTTCTTTATGAAACAAGCAGGTTATAACGACCTTGATAGTATGATGCAAGCAATTGAACAACAAGATTTATTACAACGTGCTGAAAAGTTTGGTGTGACGCCTGAAATTCAGCAGAAATTAGAGAGTCTGGAAGCAAAGGCACAAAGAGCAGAAGAACTGGAATATCAGCGTGAACAACAACAATTATCACAACGTTTTACCCAAGCATTAGGGCAATTTGCACAAGAAAAAGGCGCAGATGCAGCCGCATTAGAACAGTTCATGTTGGAACATAATGTGGGGAATTTTGAAGTGGCTTACAATGCCATGCGTGCGCAGCAGTTAGAAGAACAGCTTACGTCAGCAAAAGAAACAGCCATTCAGGAATATTTACAAAGTAAGAAAGCGCCGAAGGTGGAAGGTAGTGGCGCAACAGGACTTGTTTCGGATGAACCAACGACTGACTTTCAAGTGGCGCGTGAAAGAGCACTGCAACGATTACGATCAGCAAACCAACAAATTTAAGGAGGTATCCTACTTATGGGTGCTACATTAACGACATTAGCGGATGTTTTAAAAATCGATTACTTACCAGGGATTAAAGAGCAAATTAACAATGCGAATTACATCGTTTCACAGTTAGAAAAGAAAGTGGAAAAGATTAATGGTGATGGTTCGAATTTCTTAATTCCTCACCACTTTGGACGTAACACGGGCGTTGGAGCAGTTGCTGAAAATGGTAACTTACCAACAGCGGGGCAACAAGCGTATAAGAGCTCGACAGGTACAGCACGTATGGTGGCTGGTCGTTTAGAACTTACCGTACAAACCATTGAATCATCGAAGAAAAATGAAACGTCTTATCTTCGTGCAGTAGAATCTGAGGTAAAAGGTTTAACAACGGATATGAAGAACTTCCGTGCACGTGTGACCTTCGGTAATGGTTCAGGACGTATTGCGAATTGTACCGCACAGGCGACGGCCGCGAATGCACTTGTCGTAAGTAGTGTGAAGGGATTCTTTGTTGGGCAAAAGGTAGATGTTGTTGATCAAAATGGTGGAATGAAAGCGGCAGGACGTATGGTTACCGGAATAGATCGGGCAGCAACTACCATCACGATTGATGGCGCGGCAGTTACAACCGCGGCAACAGATGGAATTGTGTCAGCTGGTTCTTCTAACTTAGAGCCAATGGGGTTAAACGGAATTATTGATGATAAGCTTATCTTACAAGGATTAAATCCTTCCACATATACATGGTGGAAAGCAAATATGTTTGCGAATAATGGAACGGCTCGTCCGATTTCCGATGCGTTACTGCGTTTAGTAATGGATGAAACATCTATTGTGAGTGGAAAAGAAACAGACTTTCTGATGGGTTCACATGGTGTACGTGCAGCATACGAGGCTGTACTGACTACAAATAAACGCTATACAAACGTCATGCAGTTAGAAGGTGGCTATTCTGCATTAGAGTTTGATGGGAAACCATTCTTAGTCGATCGTTATATGCCGGCAGGTATTGTGTGGGGTGGAAATTACGACGATTTAGGATTATATCGTGTAGCGGACCTTCAATTCATGGAAGAGGACGGTTCGATGTTCTCACGTGTACCGAATAAAGCGGCATATGAGGCGACGGCATATATGTTAGAAACAATGGTATGCCATGCACGTAATGCGTTCTGGCAACTGTCAGATGTGCAAGAAGCAACTGGATATACAAAATAATAGGGGGAGGCTGATAGCCTCTCTTTTTTTAGTATGCTTTGGAGGTATAGATCATGGGTGTGTATGAACGACGTGGATTTCAACGAACATTTGTAAATGACATGTATCATGTGGAAGAACGACTACAGGAATATGATCCATATTTGTATCTGATGTGGAATCCACGTACAGGGGAACACCTGATTATGGATGGACTATTAGAAATGTCGATTATGAAAATTCCACAAATCGGATTTGAACAATTGGACGCAAGAATCGTAGACCATATCAAGAGAATCCATACAGTGAACGGGTTCTCCGCTGTGCAAACTGTGGAAGATACTGAGAAAAAGAGACAACAAGAAGAAGAGAGAAAACTGAATGATCTAGCGGAAGATTATGCGAGAGAATCAAAAGAAGCATTTTGGAATGCACATGCATATGGCCGTGTGGATGGCGTACAGAAATATGTACAGGGTGTAAATGTGGGAGGGAATGGAAATGAACCTGCAAGAGCTAATCTTACAAGTGAATCGGGATGTTGATGACATTTTTGAAAATGGAGATATTCAACATTGGCTCAATCGTGCATTAGATGATATCACCCCGATTGCAAGGATTGAAAAGAGAGCCACTTTAACGTATCCATATACATTACCAAATGATGTACAAGATATAGAACGAGTGATGCAAACGAACCAAGTATTTCCACGCATTCCGGTAGGAGAACAAAATCAACAAGGGTACTGGGTGTGGGGAAATGAATTGATGTTACAAGGCGGGAGTCAACAACCGATTGAAGTCTATTATTATAAAAAGTTAAGTCATCTAAAAGGAATGGAAGATGTACCTGAAATTGATAGTCCCTATCATGATTTATTAATTTTATACGCTGTTGGACAACTGCAATTTATGGATGGAGATTATGCGGATAGGCCAGATCGTATGCAGCGATATCAGGAACGTAGACAACAATATGCTGTCTTTCGTGAGAAACGGAAAGTAAAGAGGTCTGGTGTGCGAATCAAGACCATCCACGAGTATCGTGATGCTCCGACCTTCCTTGCGGATGGAAAGTAGGTGATGAGGATTGAAGGATACTGCCGAATTCAAAGATTTTTCAATGGGATTAAATGATACCGTGTATGCAAATCTCATTGAGGATACAGAACTAAGTGCAGTAGAAAATGCAGTGATTGGTGTGGGGAAAATTCGGAAACGAACCGGTTATAAGCAAGTTGGTTATGTAGGAGAAAAGATAACAGGTGCCTATACATTTCTCAAGTCAGATGGCACAAATGAGTTACTGATGATGGGTGACCGCCTGAGGAGATGGAATGGGAAATTCTTTGTTGATATCCCAGGCCCGCCCTCTACTGGTGACAGAGCGAATTTTATTACGATGAAAGACCGAAAAGGAAAGCGTGTCGTTTTAGTTGCCAATCATATCTCTCTAAAAGTGTATGCCGACAATCAACTATCCGCTGTAACACCATATGTACCGACTGCGGATGAACAAAGAAATCCTGGATTGAATGATATAGGTTCTTTATTGAACTGCAAATACATGGCTTTCTTTGGCGGACGGTTATTTGTTGTGGGTCATGACGTAAAGAATCGGGTTTCATTCTCCCATATCGATCCCAAACTTGGATACGCTGTATATGATTATTTTCCCGCCATTAACTTTTTCGATGTGGCAAGTAATGAAAATGATGAAATTGTAGGGCTGGTACCGTTTCGAAATAGTTTACTTATCTTCTGCCGGTATTCCATCTGGGCTTTATATGGAAAAACAACCTATGATTATGAATTGGTAAAAATCAATACACCAACGGGCTGTATGGCACCTGAAAGTATTCAAGTCGTGGGAAATCAAATTTTTTATTTGAGTGATACCCATGTATATGGCTTATTTGCGAATGATTTTAATATGGTAAGTGCACAAGTGATAACCAAACAAATCGAATCGACGATGCGTGCAATCCCACTGACAGAAAAAAAGAAAGCTGTTGCGGGTTATTTTGAAGGAAAGTACTATCTATCTTTTCCAAATGGAAAAACACTTGTCTATGATGAATTGCTAGCGTGTTGGACTGTTTATTCAAATATCAAAGCGGATGTATTCGTAAACTATGATGGGAATTTATATTTTGGAAATGGTAAAAATGCCTATGTCTTTCACCCTGAATATCATGATGATGGGAAGCCGATTCCCTTTCGCATGGAAACCAAGTATTTTGATTTTGGTTTGATGACACAAGACAAAAAGATTCATCGGATATGGTTGCATAGTAATCAACCGAACGGGTATCGGTTAGGCGTAAAATTAGATTTTGAAACGAAGCAGGTAGATGGTACAAGACCAAATGCTGCGAATGTGTCCAATTGGGATGAAGCGATTTGGGATCAGAATACATTTGATAGAATCGAAATGTACATGAATCGACTACGTGTAAGTAGTCGAACGAAAAAAATAGGCATGATGATTGAGGACGTAAACCATATACGTCCTTTTGTTGTATACGGCATCGGGATTCAGTATGAATGGAAAAGAAGAAAGGAGACGTCCTATGGTACAAATTCAAAGAAAATATAATTTTATGCCAGGTACAACCATTTCATCTGGGCAAGTAAATGAAGAATTTACGAATTTAATTAATGCTCATAATGATAATGATGAGATGTTACAAAATTTAAATGAGTATGGGTTCTATAAAAATAACATACGAGCGGGAAAGACAGAGTTTATTCAGATAAGTCGTGGACAAACGTTGCAGAAACAAATCTTATTTACACCTGCCTTTTCCCAAACTCCAATTGTTACAGTGACAGCGGCGAATGGAGATATGGGAACAGGAGACATCGTGGTATACCTTTCACAAGTTACGGCGACTTCTTTTACACTTACTTTGCACAATAAGAATACAACAAGAGATACTTCATTGGCTTTTCATTATATGGCTATTTCAATGGGATGAGGTGAATCTATATGAACAATTATCCAACGTTTACAACGCCAGAACGGCGTAATCTAAGTATGCAAGATGCCCGCTTACAAGCGAATGATGAGCTAGGTTCTTTATATGAAAGGGCATTGCAAAACATACAAACGAGTGTAGCGGATAGTCAAACACAAGCAGCAGAACAAGCAGCTGCAAGAGGGATGGGGAGCTCGGGTTTATCACAAGATGCGATGAATAAAATCGCGATTGCAGGTTTATCACAAAGAGGAAATTTAGAGGCAGAGCGTACACAAAAAGTTGCTTCTTTAGCTCGCCAACTGATGGAACGTGACCAAGACCTTGGTTTCCGTGAACGCCAACAGGCGTTTCAGGAATGGAGCGGGGAACAAGGAATGAAGATGGATCAAGACCGTTTTGCCTATCAACAGAAAAATGATTTACGAAACCATCATTTTGATAAAGAGCGCTTCGATTATCAACAGAAAAATGACATGTTAAATCGTGATTTAGAGCGTGATAAGTTTGATTATACGAAAGACAAAGATTGGAGAGATTATCAATTTGATAATAAACGATTTGACCATCAAGTGAAAAATGATAATCGAAACTATGGGTTAGAACGAGACCGGTTTGATCATACGGTTCGAAATGATGATAGAAACTATGATCTGGATATCAATCGTTTCAACCACACCGTGAAAAATGATGATCGAAATTATGACTTAGACCAACAGCGTTTTAATTATACGATTTTTAATGATGGTAGAAACTATAATCTTGATAAAAATAGATTTAACTATCAAATGAAAAATGATGATCGAAATTATAATTTAGACCTGAGTCGTTTTAATTATGGAAAAGAGAAAGACTTACGTGATTATAACCTTGATGTGAGTCGTTTTAATTATGGAAAACAAAAAGATACACGTGATTATAACTACCAAGTCAGTCGGGACAATGTATCGGATAACCGTTGGCAGCAAGATTATAATTACCGGGCTGGTCGTGACAGTGTAGCGGATAATCATTGGCAACAAGATTATAATTATCGCTCTGGAAGAGATAGCGTATCCGACAATCGTTGGCAAAAAGAGTTCAATTATCGTTCCGGAAGGGACGGTGTATCTGATAGCCATTGGCAACAGGAGTATAACTTAAAAAAGCAAACAGCCGCCTCTAGAAGTAGTGGTGGAGGTGGCGGTAGTTCTTCCCGAGGCTCATCGAGTATAAGCACACCATCTTCATTGAATGGTTATACACGAGATCAAATCAATTGGTACAGTAATCCAAGTAATGCCCCGTATGCATATGGACAAAAGAAGGAAGAAGGAAAGAAAGCACCATCTTATGTGGAGTCGCTGTTATTGAGGAAACCATGGGAGTCTTCTTCTTTGTTGAAACAGTTTGGGCCGAAAGGATTTTGGTAAGGAGTGTGAAGTATGCCTCGTAAAAAGAAAAGTGACATAGAAAGAGAACAAGCTTCTTCTATGGTGAAGGATTGGGAAAAAGACAATGGTGGGCTAGATGACAATCAGCGTGCTACGCTGCAACGCATGATTGAACTCAATTCCAATACGGCCCAGCAAGATGTTCGTCGTGTGGATTATTATAGTGGGAATCAAGATAAATATGAAAAAAATACGCAATCCATTCAAGTTCGGAATGAAAATACAGGTAATCTTGTAAAAAAGAAAAAAGAAATCTTTGCTTTGAGAAACGGTGAGGAAGAAGAACCAGTAAAGAATGTGTACCAAAATCTTGCATTTGATAAGAACAACGAGGATCATAGAAAGCCACCAGATAGAAATCCTTTTTTAGACCAAATAAAAGCAGCGAACAGTATGTCACAATCCACATCCACAGACTGGATGAAACAGCAAGAAGAAGCGAGTCGTACCAATCGTATGATGAGTACGATTGAGCGTATCGCGAAACAGCCACCTCAGGAAGGTGGTTTTTTTGATGATTTGAAATTCGGTGCTAAAAAGTTTGGCGAGATGATAAAACCGCCTGAAGGTAAGACCAGACAAGAAGTTTGGGATGAGTATATGAAAGATGGTGGGAAAAGCAGAGGAACGAAAGAAGTCAATCGCTTTGCGAATCGTACTATGGATTCTACGTTACTAAATGCGCCAAGTGCGGCCATGAAAAAAGTACGAGGACAAGATGCAGTAGATTGGCAGGATCATCGTGAAGGTGTGGGCGAAAACATTGCTGACTTTGCTTCTATGGGACTCGGATATGTGCTTCCTGGTGCGGGTGCTGCGAAAGTAGCGGGAAAACTGGGAATGGGAGCGAAGATTGGCGAGGACATGTCGAAACTCGGAAAAATCGGGCAATATGCGAAAGAAGGCGCGGCAACAGGGGCTTTACTTGCAGGCGCAGAAACACCAGCCAAAGCATATGTGAATCCGGAACAGACAGTAGGAGACCATGTAAAACGGATTGGCGTAGAGACAGCAGCAGGGGCCGCTATTACGCCGCTTGCCTATGGAATTGGTCATGCAATAAAAAGCTTACGAAATGCAAAAACGAACAATACCAATACTTCTCACGTAGCTGATGATGTCATGCAGCAAGAAAGACAACAAAGGGAGTTAACTAATCAAGCTGTGGAAGAACAAGCATTGCAAGATACACGTATCAAAAACGAACCGGAATCCTTACCGATTCAAGCTGCATCAGAATCCGCACCATCGTTAGCACAAGCGATAGAAAGTGTGGCCAAACAGAAAAAGAAATCCTCTTTAAATGGTGAGTTACCCGATGACGTACAAGCGATGCGCCATGCACCTCCGGTCATTCCATCCGCTATGGCGCCAGATGGGCGTACGATTACACATAAAAAGTTGCTAGATAGTTTCCGTGAGAATCTAGGCATTACGCTTCGTACGGGGCGTATGGGTGTGGGAGACGATGCGGTATCGGGTATTTATAAGACAAACCCTGAAGTCATCCGTACGCGCGATTATGGGGACTTAGAAACGTTAGCACATGAAACAGGTCATCATTTGGATAAGAAATTTGGATTGAATGACCCAAAATTTGATGAGGAATTACTGAAACTGGGTGCTCATACATCCGGTCAAAACTATACGCCTGAACAAATTCGTCAAGAAGGTATGGCAGAATTTATGCGTCGTTATTTACTCAACCCAGCCATGGCAGAACAAGAAGCACCGGAATTTATGAAGAACTTCCACAATGTCATCCCGAGGGATGTACAAAAGGGATTGAAAAAAGTACAAGAAGATGCACAAATATGGGCGAATCAAGGGGATGAAGCGCGTTTTCGTGGGAAAATCGATGTATATGAGAAACCAAAGGGGCTAGAGCGGGTAAAACAAGTATTACAAAAACTACCGAAATCAAAAGAAGAATTCTATACAGAATTTGTAGATGGGCTGTACCCGATTTCGAAAGCTGAGAAAGAAATATTAGGCGGAGAATTAGCGGATGCGTCTGTTTCTCCTTATAAATTAGCACGTTTAGCAGCAGGAACACCGAAGAAAGCACAAGCTAAATCAGGAGAATTCCTTGATGTATTTCGGAATGCGAAAGCGAATATGGATGATATCCGAGACTATGCTACAGCAATTCAAGCAAGAGACTTAGAGAAACAAGGTATTAAAACTGGGTTTACTCCGGATGAGATAGAGAAAACAATTGCGAAGTTTGATAATCCTGAAATCCAAGCGGCACACCAAAAGATTAAAGCGTACAACGATTCCTTGTTAGATATGTTGGTTGACGGACATATGTTGTCTAAGGATGCTGTTGCTGCCATGCGTGAAAAGCATCCAAACTATATGCCATTTAACCGGTACTTCGATGAAGAAGGTGTAGGGGAAAGCCTCGGAGGCGGAAAAGGATTTGTAGATGTAACCAATCCAGTTAAGCGGATAGAGGGTTCGAGCCGAAATGTCATTGATCCGTTTGAAAGTATGATGAAAAATACGTTTAAATCCGTACAATCTATAGAGCGAAATAAAGTGGGTTTAGCCCTTGCAGATTTAGCGGAAAAAGAAGGCGCAGGGAAATGGGTGGAAAAGTTAGCTGGTGATGGAAAAGAATCTGTGGGAAAAGAGAATATTGTCACAGTCTTCCGAAATGGTGAGAAAGAGCAATATCAATTAGCACCTGAATTGTATCGGGCTATGAAAGCAATGGATCAAGAAGTGACGAATAAAATTGCTAAACTGGCAGCGAAACCAAGTGATGCCTTACGCGCTGGCGCAACGCTTACACCAGAGTTTATATTCAGAAATCCGGTTCGTGACCAGTTTGCAGCGTATACGGTAAGTGATATCGGGTACAATCCATTTGACTTTGTAAAAGGACTCAAAGAGGTTGGGAAGAAAAAGTTCGGGAAAGGCTCAGAGGTGTATGATGATTGGATACATCAGGGTGGTGCATATGGTGGGTATTTATCTGCTGATCGTGACTTACTGAAAGAACAAGTAGATGGATTAGGTCAGCAGCAGAAAGAAGGCCTTCAAAAAGCAATCCAAACGATAACCGCCCCTGCTCGTCCGAAGAATTGGCTAAAAGGATTACAAGTTCTTTCTGAAGTTTCAGAGGAAGCCACAAAAGTAGGAGCGTATCAAAAAGGGTTGAAGAAAGGGTTAACACCGGAAGAATCAGCCTATCAGGCTCGTGAATTGATGGACTTCAACCGTATGGGGAATTCGATGAAATCCGCCAATCGAATTTTTACGTTCTTAAATGCAAACGTACAAGGAAAAGATAAATTAATTCGTGCCATGAAGGAACATCCAGTTCGAACAAGTGCCCGTATTGCAGGTTCAACCCTACCACCAAGTGCGTTAGCTCTTGCGAGTTATGCACATGCAAATGAGAAGCAAAAAGAAATGATGGATAATATGCCGCAGCAGGAAAAAGATACGTATTGGTCCTATGCCGTACCTGGGACTGATAAAGTTGCTAGAGTTCCAAAACCATTTGATATCTCATTAGTTGCCAATACGGTAGAGCGAGCACATGCATATAGAGAGGGAAATCCGTATGCGTTTGATGGATTTGATAAGACTGTACATGATGCGGTGAAAGTACCGTGGATACCAACTACGTTACAACCGATTGTCGAGAATATGGCAAACTATAGCTTTTTTAGAGATGGCCCCATTGTTCCAAAGCGTGATGAAAAAAATTCACCGAAAGAGCAATATGGCCCGAATACGAGCCTGACGGCACGTGAAATGGCACATGCATTAGATAAGATTGGAATCGAAGCATCGCCATACAAAATTGATAATCTATATAAAGGGTACACAGCGGGATTGGGTCAATATCCATTGAAAGGATTAGATGCCGCTATTTCTATGATTTCAAATAAAGAAAGACCGACTCAGCCGGCTCAAGAATGGAATGAATCCACACCAGGTGCCAAAGCATTCTTTGTGAACGGTCAAGGTGGTGGGAAGGTCATGGAGGATTACTACAACATCATGGACGAGCAACAAGCGATTCAGGCAGATAGTAAAAAGAATGAGGAAGAAGCACCGCATGCGGATGAAATGAAGTCATTCTATAAAATAGATAAAGAAATGGCGAAATTACGTAAAGAGTATTATCAAGTGAAATCAGATACAGAAATGGATGCCGAAGTAAAACGAAGTGAATTAGATCGTCTGGATGAAGAAATGCGTGCATTGGCACGAGAAGGGATTATCATCTTCAGACCAGACTATAAATAAGAGCTCCTAACAGGGCTCTTTTTCTAATGTCTAAAATGAGGGGACGAGAACAATGGAAGAACAAATCTTCAATTCTATGATTCAGCAAGGAGCATTCGCAGCCTTATTCGTGTGGATGCTTTTTACGACGCAAAAGAAGAATGAAGAACGGGAAATACAGTATCAAAAAGTAATCGAGAAAAATCAAGAAGTGATTACAAAACAAGCAGAAGCATTTGGGGACTTATCGAAGGATGTATCGGATATCAAACAGAAAATTTTAGGAAATGGAGAGACGAACCAATGGGACACATTGTAGATATTTCAAAATGGAACGATAAAATAAATTGGCCAATAGCTGCACCGCAAATTGAATTAGCTATTTGTCGTGTACAATACGGTTCAAAATTAGTAGACCATTTATATAATGAGCATGTATCAAAATTAGAGCAATATGGGATTCCGCATGCTGCATATGCTTATGGATGCTTTGTATCGGTTGCAGATGCAATCGTGGAAGCAAAAGATTTTCTAGCAAGAGTAAATCCCAATGCGACGTTCCTTGTATTAGATGTGGAAGACGATACTGTAAAGTCAATGAAAAGTAAGGGAAACCTGAAGGATTTAGCTACAGCATCGCAAGCGTTCATTGATACATGTAAAGCAGCAGGTTGGAAAGTAGGGTTTTATGTAGCGCATCACATGTACGGTGACTATGATTTGCAAAGTGTACAAGCTGATTTTATTTGGTTACCACGATACGGAACAAATGATGGCCGTCCACAAAAGAAACCAGCGTATCTTTGTGATATCTGGCAATATACCGACAAAGGTTATATGGATGGTATTGGAGAAGTGGATATGAATGTATTGCAAGGTGACAAAGACCTCGCTTGGTTTACAGGGTATACGAGAAGCGCTGTAGCGCCAGATGAATCGAAATACATTGTCACAGGTGGTTTAGGGTTAGAAGCATGTACGGAAATCTCAAAATACCTATTAGAGCGTAAATGGTGGGCAAAGATGGAGTTTACAACGAATGGAGATGCTTTTGTACAAACAGGCGGGATTTACGAACCGCAGCTAAGTGAATTCAGAATGTGGATGGATGGGAATGGGTGGTGGTATGAGGTACGGTAAGATTTGCAGGGGAAACAAAAAAGACGAGACCATAGGGTTTCGTCTTTTTAATATGAACAACTACAAGGGGCACGACTATCTAAATTTTGTGCTAAATCTATCATCTGATTTTTTAGAACTTTGCAATTGAGTTAGCTATAATTTATAGGGCTTTGGTACAGTGTTTACGGTTTTTTTATTTCAGGATGAAATTTATTAGTGTTTGGATTTTTCGTGTAGGATTCTGTTATTGTTTTTCCCTCTTCACCAGATAGGGGTGTTTCTTTCGTCTCTTTTACTAGCTTGAATCCATTTATATGATTCGGGACACTGATTTCACCCTTACCTTCTAACGTTAATTTTCCACCATTCTCAACTACAATCCCTTTTGGAAGATACTCGTTATATTTTGCTAACAAATAGAAGGCACTGCGTTTTCTAGTGTATTCAGCATCTCTACCTACCTCTGCTTTAAATGTAGCGGTCACATCAAATTTAGCTCGATACTGATGGGTTTGAAAATAGAAACTAGTTTTTGAATGAGAAAATGGTGAAACTTGTATCGTTTGAACTGGTATTGTTAAGGTTGTGCTATCTGTTGTTGTTACATTGTCTACTTTTGAAAAGTTATAACTTCCTGTCAGACCTAGTTTATCCACAAATGGGAGCGGAATTTCAATTCCACTGTTCGCACCTATGCTAAAGCCCTTTGTCGTTGTTGTAGTATAGGTAGTCGAGGTCGTATTTGACCAACCAGGTATCAAATATTCTCCCTTGTGTGGAGAATCGTTGGTATATTCTGATTCTGTAGCGAAATAGCCAATCGGTTCGGTGATATCTAAAATTGGTTCTACATTATCTAGTTTACTTTCCAAAATTTCGAAATTTGGCTTTGCAGCATTATTATTTTTATACCATCTTACAAGATTAGATGCCTCTAATCGTTTATTATGGTCATTAGGTGTTTCATATAACTGACTCACAGCGCCGACAAACCATAAATCATTCAGATATTCATCTAACTTTAACATATTTTGTTCTTTATTTTGTTTATCGACTATCCGTTGTTTTACTTGGTTGTAAAAACTGTATAATTCGTTATTGGAATCACCAATTAGCCAATACGGGCTAATATTTGCAAAAGTTCCTGAAGATATTACTTGTCCATTTTCATCTGTGAATTCTTGCCCCTGTACGGATTGTAAGGAAGTAATATTTTCTTGTGTATTAGCAAATGCGGTTGGAATAGATGTAGTAAGTCCGCTTCCTACAATTGTGAGTACGGTCATTCCGGAAAAAATTATTTGGTTCTTTTTTAACATACAGCTACACTCCTTTTCCATTTGTAATTGTAGTACAATGCACCACAATTACAGTGTATGGACCTTATATGGAATTCGAATGTTTTTGGGGTGCAGTTTATGTGGATTTATGGCGTGTCAATCTCTTCTAAGTATAGTAGAATTTTATATACATTACGCTGTCATATGAGAAAAGCCACCTTCCCCAGTTGAAGGTGACTCTTTAAGGTGAAACGAGGAACGTTCTTGATGACATTTTTAATGTATGTGATGTCGTGAGAAGTTATTACAATTTTATGAAATTAATTAGTTTGTTTAAATCCCTCATGCATTTTCACAAACATACAATTATCCGTTAATCATTATATAAAACTGTATTATTTCATGCTCAGTTATACAACAATCAGGTAAATTTCACTCTATAATATTAAAATTTTATATAATTATACCATGGAACTTCAAGTTTAAAAGTAGCAAGGAATTTGCAAATACCATATGGTTCGCTAAGTTTTAGCTAAACGACTTCTACAAGGCTCCACAGACTTACCTATTTCCACAAAAAAAAAAGCGGAGACAACTGGATTTACCAGAATCTCCACCAGGGTTTCTTTTCGTGGGTGGTCGCTAACATGCGTTTCACTTCTTGTAGCTCGCGTATTAGTTCCATTGCTTTTTTATCACGATCAATTACTCGTTCTCTTTCTTGTTCTTGTAGTTCTTCTTTCACAATTTTTCTTACATCTTCTAAAGTGAACATGGGAATTTGTTGTTCTATTTGAACGGACAAGTGATTTGCGCTGCTTGGAGTTATTTCATCTAGAACGAGGGGCGTTCTTCTTTCTTTAACTACTAATTTAGCTGCGTTTTTTAAGGTTTTTTTTTTGAGTCGAATCTCCTCTTTCATACGAATTAAAATTAACATGTCTTTCTCTAAGAAGGCCCTACTATCCTGTTCACCTTTTGAAAAAACATAACCATTGTTTTCTAATTCGATGCACCATTTTCTGAGTGTACTCTCTCCTATTTCTAAAGTGCTGGCTACTTCGTGGGTCCAATAAGCTCGTTCGTTGTCCTCCACATTCATTCGCCTCCCTGTTCTTTAAGTCGTTCGTCTATAAAAAATATATAAATCAATTTAGCTAGTATAGCAAATAAAACGTGCTATTTTCCTAAACATAAAAATACGAAGACAAGCGCAATGCTCATCCTCGTATTTACAAAACTACTAATTTTAAGTTACAATATTTGTAGAATTATCTGAATAAAAGCACAAGAGCCTTAATCCTGCTGTCGCCAAACTTTAGGATTAAGACTCTCTGAAAAAGTTACACAAGAAAAATCTTGTTGTTAATTAAATTATGTCTCTATGATATCAAATTTAAACAACGAGGTAAAGTATAAATATGTCTTGTGTAGCTTCCTTTTATTCTCAAAAGGAGGCTTTTTGTATGTCGGAAGCGATGCAACTATCGCAATTGGAAACTTTTATTGAAAATTGGCATGAGTGTTATTTGTCACAGTACAAAAAAACAGGGTATGTGATGACATTAGATTTAAGTGATGAGGAACGTAGACAAATTTGGTATGGGTTAAACGACCTAGAATACCTCCTCAGAAGCGCCAGTTTGTCTCTCAAGGACGTTTATATCTCTCTGAATGCTTTTGTCCACGGAAGTCGTAAAACGTCTGATTTGAGGCAAATACGCAATATAGGCGTAGATTTAGATTTTTATAAACTGGGACTGACGAGAGAGCATGTCATGGCAGAGTTAAATAGATTAATTGCAAAAGGCACGATACCATGCCCGAATTTAATTCTGTACGGCCGAGGGATACAATTAATTTATAGTATTTCTGGCGGCGCAGCACCTATCATGGGGTACAAAGCACAATACATAACAAATCATTTCATCAAAGCATTAATGCACGTAGGAGCCGACGGAGCATGTTCTGATCTATCTCGTGTATTCCGTTTACCGCATTCCGTCCACGGTAAGACAGGGAAACAAATCGAAGTAGACATTTGGACAAAACGAGAGTATCAACTGATGGAACTCTATGAATACGTGCCACCAATGGAGAAAAAGCGTCCTACGAAACGTAGGGGTACCATAGAGACGTTACCAGCACCAAAGGGTGTTAAGACCCTATATAGTTTAAATACGGCTCGTAAAGTAGATTTAGAGAAGATTGTGGAACTAAGAAGAGGTGACATAGAGCATCGAAATGACATGACATATATATATGCATTCACAACGGCTTTGATTGTAAAACAGCAGAATGCAACTGTGGAAATGGCCATTCAACTGAATGATAGATTCAGAGATCCACAATCACACAAAGAAGTTCGTCGTACAGCAACAAGGGCATATAAAGATGCGATAATATTCTTTGATGCGTTGGCAGATAGCAAGTTTAAAATGGACAAGCTACCAAAAGGGCTAATCAAACCAATGAAAAATGTAACGGTTTTAGAAAAATTAAACGTAACGCTGACACAAGAAGAAAAAGAACATATGAGTACGTTGCTAGATAAAGAGGAAAATCAAAGGCGTGATACAGTAAGGAAGCGTGTAAAACGCCGTGAGCAAGGTGTAAAGTCCCGTGAAGAATACTTATCGAAGTCCACGGAACAAACGAACAAGCAGTTAAAAAGATTGAGAGAGCTGCTAGAGAAAAACCCAACAGCGAAGAAAACAGAATTAGCAAAAATGTTAAACGTCTCAAGAAATCATCTATACCGCATGTTACGAAATCTAGGCGAAAAAGTGTAACATGGTCTGTCTCTTTAAACCAATATAAATGGACTACGTGTTTTTTACTTATCAACAAAGGGAGTGTAATCTATGTTATATAAGGATTTAGACGCTACTATAAAGAAGAGTTTTTTAGCCAGTATACTTAAAACTTTTACTACTTTTTTAGAGGCTGCACAGTTTGGTTTTGTGGAGGAAGGTGTCTCTTTTATTACGGATGACTTTGTACATAGGGTTGTGGAGGATTTACAGGAGAAACGTTCTTTCCAGAAGTGGGCTCAGGTAGACTTTGAGGTTCCGGATGAAGAAATGAAGGCTTTATTATTGCAGCTGGAAAGTGCTATGAGAGTAAAAAGGTGTACGCCAAGGCAGCAGGTATTTTATATGAGTTTAGTGGAGGATTTAGGATTAGAGGAAAGTATACCGAGTGATTATCTGTATATGAAAAGAAGATTAGCAGAAATGCAAGGGGTGAAGAAAGCTAAATTAGAAGCAGCGAGTAAAGTTAAACCAGCAACTGAAAAGCAAATAGAGACAATAAAAAGAGTGTGGTTGCAGACGTTTGGGGAAGAGTTAGAGTTATTTGAGGATATTACACAGAGTGAAGTACAGGAGTTATTTCATAAGGCGAATAGTCATGCTGGTTATGTACCTTGGAGTTGATGTTTGAATTTGGTTTTTAAAACAAAGTAAGGTACGTGAAATTATATGTATAGATTAAATATTCTGGGGGATATTAGGTTATAGGGGATAGCTGTACAGTTATTTACCCACGCTCTATACAAAATCGCCCTCTTACTATTGGTAAGGGGGTTTGTCTTTTGTGGAGGATTAATAGTATAATTAAATTCCTCTAGAATTATGTATCCAAAAGGGACTGTCTATATGGGCGGTCTTTTGGGTTTTTATCACCATTTGGGCGTTTTTTCATATGATATTTTATCTAGTTTATGTGGAGGGATTTGAATGGATAAAGTGGATATGATTTTACGTTTACTTGGGGATTTAAAATTGGAACAACAAGATTTACGTGAACGATTAGAGGTTATACAAGATTCATTGGAATCAAATAACAAACAACGTATAGAAGAGAAAGAAATGTTTATAAAGAAACAAAAACAACCGGATTTACCGATGTCTTTTCGTGATTGGAGAGTAGCTAGGAAGAAAAAATGATTTTATCTGGGTATTTTTTCGATTTATAATAGTAATTTTTTTATTATTTATAATGTAAGGAGAAGAAGAAAAGAATATTATGAAAAGTATTAAAGTCATTGCAAGATTTAGATTTTTTTTAAGTTTTTTAGCATGTATCGCACTTATTACTCAATTTGTTACAAGGGTAAAAGTACAACCGTTTAATCCAGTTAATTTTTTTAGTTTTTTCACTATTGAAAGTAACATCTTAGTTGCATTCATTCTCCTTTTAAGTAGTGTTGGAATAGCTACTTTTGGTAGATCAGAGGAATTTGGTATACTGCGTGGTGCAGTAACTGTATATATACTTACGACAGGGCTCATATACTTTTTATTATTACGAGGATTAGAAGAGTCATTGCAAACGGTAATACCATGGGTAAATGTAGTGCTGCATTATATTATGCCAATTGCAATGCTGTT